GGGGTATGACAAAGCCCGACGCGAACAGTGCGGTGTGGGCGCCTCCGGTTTTGGTGCCCGGGTCGTCGCGCAACGAACGCGTGATCTCCAAATCCAATTCAGAGACGTCGCGGTTGTTGACCTTGTGGCCTTGCAAGTGTTGCTCGAAGTGCATCTCCATGAGCACGTCCATGAAAGGGTCGTTGCCACAAGCTTTCTTGTACATCTTGGCTTGGCATTGGTGAACAAACAGGCTGGTGACCAGGTCACATGAGGCCACGTCGCGCTCCGCGCCATACGTACGCAAGCCATGCTCTTCGTCGTATGTGTCGGAGTAGCGGCCGACGATGTCATCTCCATGAACGATGAAAACCGCAACACATTCAGGGTCGTCAGTGGGTACGGAATAGAACGTGTTCACTAGTTCTGGTGTCGGTGCTGGTAGATACTTGGTCAACACATACTTTGAATTGGCGCGAGCAATGTAGTGTTTGACACTATGGCTCAACCATTGCTGCATCGGCTTGACCCAAAAGAAAGCGGCGATGCCGTGTCGCGTCATGGGAACGATTGGTCGAGACTTGGCATAATCCACCATCTCGGCTCCCAGCTTGCCGAATTTGGCCTTCAGCAGCTCGTCGTACTTAACGTTCAGACCATCTTTCTGCGCCCGAGCGCCCAAAAATGCGTACAAGTCGGCGCACTTGTCCTTCTTCCACTGATCATTGTGCTCGCTGTCTACGATCAGACTGAAAACCTCCTCCCAACTGAACAATTTGGCATGAGGCGCTTGGTCGACTACCGTCTCCCAATAAGAGGCATAAGCCCATTCGACCATGGCTGCGTCCTTCTCGGGGACATCGACGTCTAGCCGGTGGTTGGCGACGCCCACTATTTCCAGAGCATCGTCAGAAGGTTGCACCAAGTAAGGGTTGGTGTCAACCAGAAGGGCGACCCTTTTGCGCTCGAGTCGTCCAGGACGGAGTTCGTTCTTGAGCTCCATCATTTCGATCGCATCCTCCAACGGGACTACGTCTTTGTCGTCAACATGTCTAATCACCATGTGCGGCGACTGCCCCTTGATGCAATTATGCGCCATGGGCATGGGGTCACCCACTGCAACCTCCTCGAGGTCGTGGGCGTTTCGGATCTCTTGACGCGCATCTTTCTTGGACGCGACGCCCTTGAGGACATGGATCCGGGAGGGTTCACAGTAGTGTGCTGCGAGATTCCATCCGGCGTGGACCACCACGGCCAGCGGCAGGGGCATGACCGCGAAAACCATGTGCACCAGCGGACGCGCCAACAGATTGAGCGCGCGAGCGCCCACTGACGTGCCTGCCTTGCTGCGGT